GTCAAGCGTTCCCAAACAGCGTATAGAGTGACGGTGGAGTACAACGCGTACTTTCCTCCGGGCTGATATGCCGCAGACGTAGCCGTGCTCGAATCAGCCCATCCTAAGAACCGATACCCGGTTCTTGCGGGAGTCGTTGTTGACAGCGTTACGGAATAGCCCGCCCAATGGCTTTGCGTAGACGGCGCTCCGCTTCCGCCGTTTGCATTGTAATAGACGTAAGCGGTAGCGTGTTCCCAAACAGCGTACAGCGTATATGACTGTATGCCGCCATCCGTAGCTGATGCGGCAAGAGTGATTGATCCGCCCGGATAATAAGACGGGGAAGACGCGCTCGAACTGAACGACCACCCTTTGAACACATACGCGGCACGAGACGGACGTGTCGAACTGATCGTAAAGGCAATGCCTTCGCTTGGCATGCCTGTGGACAATGTCTGCGCTCCCGGTGCGCCGCTTCCACCATTGGCATTGTAAGTCAATCGTGCATAATAAGTCGGTACAGCCATATAATACCCCCGGCTACATTGAGAAATAAACAAGGTGCATACGAACGGTTGTGCCGCTTGCGATAGATTGTGCAGACTGGATATCGGCGTAATCGCTTTGATTGCCGTACTTTAACGCATACGTTGTGCCGTTCGCATCGCCGCCGCAAAATGCCAAATAATACGTGCCGTATTTTGCTTTAGGCAAGCCGCTCAACAGAACAGAACCGTTCGATGCCGCTGTGGTTAAGAGCACAACAGCGTTCACTTCCGTGATGGTAGCACCAGACAAGCCAAACGTATTGACCGTGGCTTGCGTAATGGTATGAGATGATGTCGGCGTGGTCGATGTCGCTGTGAGCAGTTTCCGCAATGCGGCTTCATGCTTGGCTACGTCGCTCTCGTTCTGTTCGGAAGCTTCCTTCAGCCGCCTGAAATTCGCGTTTAGCCTGTCCTCGTTCGTCTTCTTGTATTTGTTGTACGGCTCGTCGCTTGAGTCGGCAAGCCGTACAACGTCAATCGGTATGTTATCCATGTCACACCTCGTACTGCTTCTCGTAGCAGATGCTTATGCCGCCCTCGATCTTGAATCGGCTGCCGTTGACGTTGGATATGGTGAACTGCATATATCGCGCCTCTGCCATAGCGACAGGCAGAGCAATCACGTTCGTCCGCATTTCGACAGGTGTGACATACGTTTCCATGTCTCCGAGGTCGGAGTGTATCTTAATGTTGATTCTGCCACCCGATGCCCTAAAGAACAACATGCGGCATTGCTTCTTGTCCGTGAGGTTCGACAGCTCCATAAGCTGTGACACCCACCTCGCTTCAAGCGGTTCGCCGTCATGCGAGTGAAGCATAGGCGTATTGTCCCCGCGCTTCAGCACGGCACCGTCCGATGTCATGAACAGCGGAACGCCGTCCACTTCGCAAAGGTCTACAAACTCAGCGCCGTTGAAGGTAAGGTACGAACCAGTCGCAAGGTCGCGGCTCAGGATGAAGTCCCCGATCTCGTTGCTGTGAACGTTGAAGAACATGCGGCGAAGGGAGGGGACGGAGCAGGCGCTTCGCCTCACGCTGCGCTCGACGCCTTTGAAAAGCTCGGCAAGGTAGTTGACCTCACCGTCCGTATAGCGGCAAGTAGACGAATCTGAGAAGTAAATGCCGTCTTTGGACAGCCAGTACGGGATGCCGTACCGCGTGATGATCTCGCTGTCATCCAAAGCGCCGACCTCGTCGCTGATGCGCTCAAGCGTATAATTGCTCGGACGGTCGCCGTACAGACGCCAAACCGAATTGACCTTGAAGATGAGGATGCAATCGGACAGAGCCTTCAGCGCGACGATCTTATCGCCATCTGCAACGCCGACATCAACATGACCGCCTGAAGCGTCCTCGTAGTAATCGTCGGACACCCAATCCTCGATGGTTCTGCCTTCGCCTGCCGCGCAAGACCAGTACAGCCGGGAGATGTTTTCGGGATCGCCTGCGATCCAAAGACGGTCATGGTACAGTTCGAGGCTTCCGACCTTCTTGTCAGACACGCCGCCGCGAAGCTGAATGGTGTTGCTCGTTGTGACGGTACACCCGGTAAGGTCGAGCGTGATCTGCGAGCCGTCCGAGGAAATCCCTTCGACAAGGTCGGGGTACAGAAGGTACTTCACGTTCTGTCCGTCCATGATATAGACACCGTAGACAAGTGCTCGCATCCGCGTCTCAGGGCTTTCCGTTTCGGACAGCGCATTGCCGCTTACTGTGATAATGCTGTTCTTGATGTCCGTGGTATCGACGTTCGTGATAGCGATAGGCTCGTTAAGGTAGTACACGTCCGAGCCGAACCAAGAGTAAGACGGGTTGCCTACAACAAGCTCATCAATCGGAATCTTCACGATAGGCGTGATGCCTGTCGCAATAAGGATATAGTCCGTGTTCCAAATCCGGGCGAGCTGTGCGTCGAACGATACATTGTCGCTCGGCGACTCAAACGTCAGAATCTCCTGCCATGTCGTGCCATCCGTGTGAAACATGATCTTGTGCGTCGAGCAGGCGATAAGGATGCTTCCGCTTGTGACGCGCTCGAAGCCGAACAGCGCCTTCCACGTTTCACCGTCTACGGTGGACGGTGCTTCGACGACGGTGTCGAAGTCTTCGGCTACGGTAAGGTTGCCGTCAGCCGTTTCCATGTTCACGGATTCACGAGCCGTTCCGATGTTGAGTAGCGTACCGTCCTTCTGCTGTTGGATTCCGAAGAACTCCGCGAGTTTTGTGATGTACACTTATATCAGCCCCCGATTCCAGTTATGCAGTTTATAGCTCGCGCGTTCGCCATACGAAGGCACAGGCAAATCGGCGACCATGCGGTTGAACTCAGCCAACTGATATTGCCCCATAGCCGACGCAGAGCCGTCCTGACGGAACTTATGTTGTGCTGCGATATAGTACGGAATCGGATCGTGAGCAAATTCGGGAAGTTCGGGGATGTCCGCGTCCAGTTCCAGTTTCTTCGGGTAGAACTCATAGGTCACGCGAACAGAGGCAGGCTCATCGTCTGCCTCGATCACGTAGACGGGAAGGGAAACGTGGATAAGCCCCGAGCCGTAGGACGACTGCATCCAATGGAGAGGAATCCCATTTTCGTCTTGGATGACGCACACTTTCGCACAGACGTGCGACAGGGCGCTGACATCAAACTCCTGATTCTCCGACAGCTGAACGATGTCCGTCCGCGTCTGCCTGAACTTGCGCGAAATCTGCTTGACAGCTTCGTTCGCGTACATCTTGAACTCGTCCGCGTAGGCGTCTAAGACGTGCGCCTGAGAGCCAAGTCCAAGGATCAGCAGGGCTTGAGAAATGATTTCGTGCAAATTCATGTAAGGTTCTCCTTAGTTCAGTTTCTTGCCGCTTCCGCCGTACTCCGCGATAACGACAGCAGATTCTTCCTGCATCCGCAGTTTGCGGACAACAGAGTCGTAGATCGTTGCAGGAACTTCCTGCGGCACACCGCGCCGATAACGGTAGATAACGCCGTTGATGCAGTATTCCCAAAACTGGTCTTCCTTCGGGAAGCGCGGATCGCGGGGGATGATGATGGTCTTCGTTTCTTCCTGCGCGATACGTTCGAGCGTGTCCTTCTCGACCGCTTCGCCGATGTCTACGGGGGCAGGCGCGGGGACGGTTTCGTTCACAACTTCTTTCACGGTTTCTTTCACAACAGTTTTCGGTGCGGTCTTCTTCGCCGCAGTTTTCTTTGCAGTAGGCATATTGCTCCTCCTTTTTGAATTAAGAGAGAGGGGAGCTTTTACTCCCCTCTCATATAGGGTCGATTACGCGGAAACCGCATGCTGAATGTCCACGATCCACAGGGAATTGAGGACAACAGAGGTGTAACCCATGATCTTCGCCGCGATGGTGGAACGCTGATCGAGAGGATCGGTCGTGCCGCCCGAACCCGCAGGCTTGATGATGGACTGGATAGCGCCGCTGCCGTCAACGTCCACGTCGCCGTAGGCGTCAGCGCCGAGAACGATGGAGTGATGGACAGGAACGGTAGCACCGTCAGTACCGACAGGCGTGACCTTCGCTTCGGTGGACTCGACGAAGACTACGCCGAACATACGACCGATTTCACCGGAATAAATCGCTTCCGCGTTGCTGTACTTGGAAACGTCCTGCCACAGCTGGTCGCCCTGAAGGTCATAGGTGGCATCCGGGGAGCAGATGCAGACGAAGTGCGGCTTACGACCACCGCCGAACATACGCGCCTTGTTCTTCTTCAAGGTACGGACGGCCTTACGGATTTCGTCGATGGTCAGCTTATCGGTAGCGGTGATGGTCGCAATGGACGCACGACCGTTGGCGAACTGGTCGGAAGCACCCGCAACGAGAGCGTCACGGTCGATCCAGTCGATGAGCGTACCCATCTGTTCGCCGAGCAGTTCTACCATGTTCGCGGTCAGCGGATCGTAGGCGGTCATATCGAGCAGGTCGGAAACCTCGACGTATGCGCCGTACTGTTCGACGGTCGCATCGACCTTGGACTGGCTGATGGACTGGCTGTTCGGCGTAACGCCTTCGGTCAGCTTATTGGTGGTGAGGTTCGGCGTGAACAGGTTGAAGCGGCGGAACTCGACGGACTTGCCGTTGTTGCGCGGGATCGGGCGCTTCTGCGCGAACTGGTTGAACACGAACTTGGTCTTCGCAATCTCAAGGAGCTTGCGATCATAGAACGTTTTGTTGAGGTACGTAGCGGTAGCTGCGGTGTTGATAGTAGTCTGAACAGGCATGTTCTTATCTCCTTATGAATTTTATTTAGTCGAGACGCACCCGCTTTCCATTCATGGCTGCGCGTTTGATCTGCTCCTCGATCTTTCGGAACTGCTCAGAGGACATCTCCGCATAGTTCGGAGGTGCAGGCGTCGCGGGATTCGCAGACGAAGGCGACATCGGCTTCGGGGCTTTCTGCCTGCGCTGAAGCTCGTTCGCAATGTCCTGTGCCTTGAGCTGTCCCGCATGTTCGGCTTTCCAAATGCGGAGCGCGGCTTTGACGCCGAACTGACTTGCCGATTCGAAGAAGTCGTTGTCGGGATGCTGTACGTCGAATCCTTCCGGGATTTCATTCGCGCGAATGGCTTCAGCCATCTGCGTGGCAATCTCGTTGACGGACGCGTAGCCTGTGGAAGGCTGTTGCTGTGTTTGCATATTCGGCATACGCCCCATCATCATGTCCATGTACATGAGTTCAGGGTTGGCTTTGTAAGCCTGCGCTTTTGCCTTGATACGTTCGCTGTTGAGTTCCGCGAGCGCCTGCTCACGAGTAATGCCCTTCTCTGCGGCTCTGTCGTCGAGGATAGCGTTGAGGTACTGCATCTCGGGCGAGTTCATCATCTCGTTCCGCGCTCTGTTGTACCCCTTGTTGTTCTCCGCAGACAGCCGTTTGTTAAGGGCGGTATCGAAGTCCTTCTGATTCGTGATCTTGGGTTTCTGCTCGTCGGCAGCAGGTGTATCGACCGTTTCCCCCTGATCCTCTAAGAAAGACGCCGCCGAAACTTCTTCAACAGCAGGTTCATCACTACCCACAGCAGGCACGTCGGCTGCCTGTGTGTCCACTTCCGGGACTTCGGGTACGTTCACATCGACCGTGGTTTCGTAATCCATACTTCTCCTTTTTCTCGCCCGTTATGGTCGGCGTCACCAAAATAACTGTTTACTGCATATTGTCGGCACTCAAACCTTCGACGCCTTCAGCCATCTGCTCCTGTTGAGCGTCGATGTTCGCCTGCGCCTGTTGCGCCTGCTGTGCCGCCATCTGTTTCATGTTGGCTTCGGCAGAAGCCATAGCCTGCTTATACTGCGAAAGCTGTTCGGACAACTGCTGAATCATCTGCGACTGCTCCTCGACCTGTTTGGTGAGGTTGAGCATACCGCCGCGCTGTGCCTTGCGGATGGTGTCAAGAATCGCTTCCTTCTCGTCGTACTCGAACGCCTCGAACATGAGCACGGGATCGGTAGAGCCTTGCGTTGCCTGCATCATCTGAATGACAAGCTCGTTGTGCATCATCTTCGAGTAGCGGGTTTGGCGGGCGGATTTGACCGTCACGAACGGAACGATAGGCGTACCGTTGCCAAGTTTCTTGAGCTGATCGCGTACCCATTCGCCATCGAACGACACGGCAATAGGTTCGCCTGCTACCGTAACCTCGACAACGCGGGGAACGATCTGCTTCTCCTGCACGACGGAAAGCATCATAGTGACAGCCTTGCGGAACGAAAAGTGCAAACGCTGCGCACCCATTCGGGAACGCTTCGTAGACATCTCTTGCAGGGCGGTGATAGCGGAAGCCGCCGTAACGCCTGCGGATGTCTGTCCACGGCTTTGGTCGTTCGTGCCGCTTTCGTTCTTAATCATGCCCGTAAGGTAATCGACAACACTGAACGAAGTGTTCGGAAGCGGCTGAGGCTGTTGCCAAGAGTAAGCCTGCTGAACATTGCCGTGAACGCGGATGACTTCCTTGTCCATGTCGAGCGCGTCCGTCGGGTCTACGAGATAAGCCTCGTCCAATACCATGACAGGCTTTGCCGCACGGTAAAGGTTCGTCAGGATGATCTGCAAGGTCTTGTCCGAGAACCGTTGCGGGTCTTTGAACATATCGACCAAGCCAATGCCAAGCTCCGTGCCGCGCTGAGGGAACAGAGGCGTTACGATGAACGGGTACATGCCGTGAGCGTAATAGCCGTCCGGGTATTGTTCCGTAGACAGCTCAAGGAGCTGATGCCCGGCGACCTTCGCAAAGTGAACCTTGTGCCGCATGGTCTTCGGGTCGTACTCGCGCACCCACATCTCGATGAGAGCGAACGTGCTGTCAGCCATGTTGTTGTCGGCGTCAGTAATGGTTTCGTGATTGAACTGGATGTACTCGCGGTCATCCTTCATGTACGGGTACTGTTCCGGGTATCTCTGCTTGAACCAGTATCGCGGCTTCATGTCGATCTTGAAGCAGGCACGACCGTCCTGCAAATCCTTGACGGCAGGGTCGCACAGGAAGTTCTTGTTCATGATAGTGCGGATGTACGCGCCGCCCATGCCCTGATTGGCGTCAGGATCGTAGCCGACTTCCCAACAGCCCCAACCGTCTTGCAGAATGTCCTGTACGATAGAGCCGTACTCGACCTCGAAGCCTGCTGTATCAAGCTCCTGTCGGATGATGATGGTAAGAACCTTGGCGAGAAGTTCGCTGTGAACGGATTCCTTGACGACGACCGCTTCGGGGTACTCGTCGTTGTAATCCGCTTTGAGGTTCTCGATAGCGGATGTCAGCGTCGGAATGTTCGGCTTCGGGAGCTTCTTGTTCTTTTCCTTGTCGCCGAAATCGTGCCAATGATTGCCGTTGTAGATGCGGCTGTTGTCGTCAAGACGATTCCACTCCGTAGCATACTTCTCCGTAAAGTACCGCCCGAACAGGCCGTAGATCGCGGCAACGAACGGGTCTTCGCCTTCGACGCAAACAGGATGCGGCTTATACAAGCCCTCCATGATGGTCGTTATATTGTCGGCACATTCGGTAATCCCGTACTGGCTGACTTTCACTTCTTCAGACATGATAGATACCTCGGAAATCAAAGATTAAAAAATCCGCCCTCAACGCGTCTCTTAGGCACGGAGAACGGATCGTAAACGGCTCGGTGCGGCGCAATCTTCTCCGCCTCCATGATCGGGGACGGTCTTGACATCAAGCCGTAGCGCAGAGCTTCGGGAGCATGGTCTTCACAGCCGTCGGAAACATCCTCAAACTTCTTCGTGCTGATCTTGCCGTATGTGAGCAGAGGCAACGTCCGAATGAGGTTGTAACAGGTATCGAAGATCATCATGTACGGCTTGCCGTCAGGATGGTCTGCCAAGTTCTCCCGGACTCTGTTCCAACCGCTGATGCGGCTGTTGTCGGCGGGGATCATCGGGACGCCTTCGAGGAGGAACGTCTGCGCAATGCTCTCGCCGTGCATCCCGGAAGCAAGGCCTCTTTCCTGCCAAGCGTCGGGAGAAGCGACCATGTAATCGATCCTCTCGCGTCCTGTCATCTTCAGGACTTCCTTTGCAACGTCCGACGCCATCGTCTTGTTGTTGTAATACTCCCGGTACACATAGATGTGCCTGTCAGGAGAAACAGCAAACCACAGAACCGCACAGGGATCGTGATAGCCCCAGTCCATAGCGCGGAACTTACGCCAACCGTCAGGGATGGGGAAGGGCGCAATAACGTGACGGGTGCGGTCAAACTCGCTGAAATACTGTCCTTCGACCGTATCCCAATCGCCGTCGAGGTAAGCCTTCCGCAGGTGTTCGGGAAGGCTCTGCAACGTCTTGACGTAGCCGGGATCAGCCTCCATAAGAGCTGTATTGTCGGATACCCTTGCAGAGATAAACACATAATCGTCGGGGTTCTCGTACTCCGTGAAGCGCCGTTCAATGAACAGCCGCTTGATGTAGTTATGCCCTACGCCGCCGGGGTTACAGGTGTAATAGATTCTCGGCGAGAAGTCCGTCCTTGTTGTACGGTTGGACGTAGAGATGTACTGCATCTGAAACTCGGTAAACTGTGTCGCTTCCTCGAAGCCGATAACGTCGTATTCCTGTCCCTGATACTGGTAGACGTCTGCATCCGTATCGCAGTAGCCGAGCTTGATAATAGAGCCGTTCGGGAAAGTGAACATCCGCTTTTCCGTAGAGTACCTCGCAAAGCCGTCCAACTCCCCCCGAAGCGGAATGATGTGGTTGCCTTCCAGTTCGGGGAACGTCCGTCTCAAGAGAAGCAGTTTAAGCCCCGAATACCGCAGAGCAAGCAACACGAACTTCCTTCGCATCGCCCAAGACTTACCGCCGCCTCTTGCTCCTCCGTAAGCAATGTGTCCTGCCCTTGCCTCAAAGAACTGTATTTGCTTCGGGTTCGGAGTGCCTTTAAGCTCCAATGTTTTTGCCATGCTTATATACTCCTCCATGTGTGGCAGCTACGGTACAGGAAGGAGGAGTGTTGGGAAAAAAACAGAAAGCAAAAAACCCAAGATGCAAACCTGTACCGTAACTGCTATTGCCGTGCAACAGGGAAAACACGGCAAACAAAAAGAGCAACCGTTAAGTTGCTCTGTGTTGTAAACGAAAGCGAAGTAAGGTTTTGTAGAGTGTAGGAATCTTCCGTAAGTGGGCTATTACGTTTCCGAGGAGGTGGATGGAACCAGTCTGCCTTTCAACCAAATAGACCCTTTTTCTGTCATTTTTCGACCCCCAGTATAGACTATAAAATAATCTTTCCGGGAAGAAAAACAAAAGAAAAACAAAGAAGAACAAACAAAGAACAAAGAACAACTATTCGTTAAACAGCTATTTAACGAATAGTTACCACTCTATTCCTGCATAAACAGCGTATAATGCAATGAATATCACTGCATAGACTGTATAAAATACTCATTCACTCCACGAGTTTGAACCCTGTATAACCACTTTCACTTGATGATCGTCAGTATCTCCAATAACTCCAAACTTCTGAAGCTGTGCAAGAATGATCTTTTCCGTCCAATAACCACAAGCAACACCTTCGTATAACTCATCAATGATTCTTTGCTTCGCGTCACGTAAGATGGCAATTATCTCTTTGTTATACGCTTCGTTGTTTTCTGCATCTTCACTGATATATTCACGAAAGCAATCGTCAGTAATACCAAGCTTCTTGGATAAAGACCAAATGCTTGGAGGTTTACGATAGATACGCTTGTCACCGTTTTTTAATTCTCTTACTTCCTGCTGTTCTTCTCTGTCAGCAAAATAAGCATCTACAATAGCTTGAACCTTAACAGGGTCTTGTAATTTACAGGGTCTTGTAAGCATACTGTATTCCTCCTTCCCTTAAAGGACTTAACTAAACTAAACTAAAAAAGAGATATAGATATAAAAGCTCTACTCTTTCTCTATTTCTCTTTTGCTTACTTTTCTCTTTTCTCTTTCTGTACTTCGAGAACGTCACGATCTCTATACATCTTTCGACTGTATCACTTTAGCACGTTTTTCTTGGGAAAAACTGCAACAATTTTGGGATTACGAAATTCTTACTTGACAAGACGTCTTCCGGTCTTCGGTTCGGCGCAGCATCGGCAATAAAAAATTTTTTCACTTTTTCGAAAAAAGGGGGTTGACAAAGGGTTAAACCCCTGCTATATTATGGGCATAGCAAGGGTTTAACCCACAACGAAAGGAGCAAAAAAATGAGCAACAACGTTTATCAGATCGTTACCGATCGCATCATCGACCAATTACAGCAGGGTATCATTCCGTGGAATAAGCCTTGGGTCGGGTATTCCCGCCAAGGCGGAAGCATCCGCATCAGCGCTCGTGCGGTTTCGCACGTCACCGGAAAACCGTACAGCATGATCAATCAGCTTATGCTTGGTCGTGCGGGCGAATATCTTACCTTCAAGCAGTGCCAAGCGGAAGGCGGTTCGATCCGCAAGGGCGCGAAGCAGCAGATCGTCTGCTTCTGGAAGCAGCTTCCCGTCGACGCCGTCGATGAGCAGGGCAACGTCATCCTCGATGATAACGGCAAGCCCGTTAAGAAACTGATTCCCTTCCTTCGCTATTACGGTGTGTTTCACATCGATGACTGCATCGGCATCAAGGCCAAGTGGGACAAGGTAACGCAACCACAAACTATTAAGATTCCTGCTGACCATGCCGACGCTATCCCCGAAGCTGATGATCTGCTTAACTCCTACATCAATCGCGAAGGCATCAAGCTCGTTGCCGACAAGGTCTCTGACGAAGCCTATTACAGCCCCGCGCTCGATCTGATAAACCTCCCATGCATCCGCCAATTCAAGTACGCTGCTGAGTATTACAGCACCGCATTCCACGAAGCGACGCACAGCACCGGACACAGCAATCGCCTTGACCGTTTTTCGAAGCAGGTCTCCCATCGCTTCGGTTCGCAGGACTACAGCAAAGAGGAGCTTGTCGCCGAGATCGGCGCGGCGAGCATCTGTCATTCGCTCGGCATCGCCACTGACAACAGCTTCCGGAACAGCGTTGCCTACATCCAGTCTTGGCTCAAGAGCTTGCGCAACGACCCGAAGATGGTCGTAAGCGCGGCGTCCAAAGCTGAGAAGGCCGTCGCCTATATCTACGGCGATATCGAAACCGCTGACGCGGAAGGCGAGCAGGCGTGACCTGCTCCCTTCCCTTAACAAGATCAATATATACACAGGAGGTTCACAACTATGACAAGATTCCATTGCTTCAAAGACAGCACCGAGATCGGCAGCGCGTCCACTCATGAGCTTGCCGTCGCCCTGATCCGAGCCTATCAAGAGCAGGAGACGCATTACCTGCTTCGGTCATCGTACAGCATCATCGAAGGGGAAGAGGAATTTATCCCCTACCCCGAACCCAAGAAGGGCGCCAAGAGGAGGAAGAAAGCATGAAGCGCTATCTCAAAGACTTCTCTTCCGGTGCGACCGGAAGTATCACCATCAAGGCCGACGGCAGCGCTCTGCTGTCCGTCAGCGCAGGCGGCAAGCGCATCGTTCGTAAGCTCTACAAAAACGAGCGCAGCGCGATGAGCGCATGGTATAGACTCAATGCTTAAGGAGGGCAGGATCATGAAGAAGGTTTTCATCATCGCGGCGATCATCGTCGCCACCATCGCCATCGTCGCATCGTTCGTGCTCGGTCGCATCGACGGCATCCGTCACGCGATCGAAGACTCCGAGATGTGCATCGTCGAATTCGGCGATCCCGACGTCGAGCAGCAGGGCTATGATCTGCGGATATGGATCGACCTCGACGGTCAATCTTACGAGCATTTCGCTTGGATCGGTTGACGAACGAATCCTGCCATGATAGAATGGGTTAAAGGAGGGTTTAAGTATGACCGAAACTGAAGCACGTAAAGCATGGACGAAGGCAAACACAACGTTCATCGGGTTGAAGCTACAGAACAGCACAGATGCCGACATCATCGAGCATCTGAAGCAGCAGCCAAGCATGCAGGGATATATCAAGGAGCTTATCCGAAGGGATATCGAGAGCAGCAAATAAGCTGCTCTTTTTGTTTCTTCTATTGCCCACGAATTGCCCACCAAGACCGAAAAAAGCCCTAAAATACTGGGTTTTTGCTCCCCTGCTAAGGGAGTAGACTGGGTTGACCGGTGCGAGAGTTCGAATCTCTCCTTCCGCGCCAAACATCAAAAAATGCCCGATTTTAGGGCATTTTTCTTTGTCTCTTGTCCGAATTTGTTAACATAATAATAATACATTAATTAAAATACAATATTCTATTGCCCACCCTATTGCCCACCAACCAACAGCACCTATCTTTCGCCTATTGCCCACCATTTTTGCGCGATTCCCCTAAACAAAAAAGGACTCCCCTAAAAGGGGAGCAGGAAAGTTAATGCTTGTTGACCGCATCGAGCACGTCGGTTATATCAAGATGCGTGTACCTTTGCGTCGTCTTGTAGGATGTATGACGTGCGGCCTTTTGTATCATTGCCTGAGGCACACCCTGCCGCGTCAACCTCGTCACGAACGTATGCCGACAAGAATACGGTGTCAGTGTATGATTCTGTTCGTCCTGTACTCCTGCTGCCGCAAGGCAGCGGTAGAAGGCCGTATAGAATTCGTCCTCGGACATCCTGCACAGTTTCCCGGTCTTTGCCTCTTCGCACATCGTCCGCAGGATCGGCAGCGCATCGTCGAAGATTGCGATCGGCACACCTTTCGCTGTCTTCCGCCCGCCGTCCGTGTATCGTTCGTCAAGATGCACGTCCTCTACCGTCATTCCGCGAAGCTCGACCGGGCGCAACCCCATGTAGATCATCAGCAGGATGTACGGCACGAACGGATCGTGACATTGTTCGATCATCTGCACCTGCTCATCTGTGAATGCCGAGTTCTTCGCTTGCGGCATTTTTGGCAACTCTAACAAGGGCGCTTGGTTACGTTCGAGACAGTCCATCCGCATGGCTAATTCAAACGCCTTGTTTAACACTGCACGGACGTCACGAGCGGGGTAGAACGTCATTCCCCTTATGATTCCCTGTAGCGTCTCAAAATCGGCTCTACGGACGTCTGAGAGCGTCATCAGTGAAGAGCATTTATTGACCGCTATTTTGTAAGCAGTTTGCTTCTCGGAAGATAGCTGCTTGTACCATTCTGTCGCAAAGAGTTTGTCGATCAGATCGCGGAAACTGATGCTCTTCCGGGCGACAGATTCCGTCATCAATTCCTGCCGCATCGAAGGGATAGCAAGCGCAGCAGCTTTCTTCGTCGGGAAGGAGCGTCGGATGCGCCGCATGTTTCCGTTGTCTACGATGCGAACCTCGGCAACATAGCCCTCCCGGTCTGACCGCTTGTAGATGCTTCCCGTGCCGTTTCCACGCTTCTTAGGTTTTCTGCCCATTATTAATTAATACCTCTATAACAGCGGCGATCTGCTTTAGTGTCGCATCGTCAAGGCCGACACACATCGTCACGATCCGACGCAGGTTCTCGTTATCGTCAATAGCTCCGTGCATCTTGCGCCACTCAATATCGTCGCCATAGGCATCGTTGTCCTCATCGTAGAACGGGTTGTAAGGAGTTTTGTCGGAAACGATAAGGCCACTTTTGAATCCAATCATCGACAGCAAATCCTGCACAGATATCCCCATGCCTTTTGCGATTTTCTCGTAGGTTTCAACCGTCGGTTTCAATTCCTTCTTCGATCCGGGATTCTTACCCGATATTAGCACCGAAACATAGGTGTTTGAAAATCCGCATCGCCTTCCGAATTCCCTTGCTGATATCCCCTGCTCATATAGATATCGCTTCAACACTTCCTGCAATGTCATTCGCTTCACCTCCCTCATCCAAATATTAACTCTTTGTGAATAATATGTCAAGCGATTGACATATCAGCCATATTGTGATATGATTGACGCATCAACCGAGAAGGAGGTTAGAGCATGATATTGAGAAACGAGCGACGTATGAAACTGCTGACGCAGCGCGACCTCGCCAAGAAAAGCGGCGTGGCTCTCGGTACTGTGTGCCGCATCGAAAACGGCAAGGTTCTCGACACAAACGTCGGCACGTTGCTGAAGGTTCTTGACGCTTTGAACATCAAGCCATCTTCTTTTTTTGCCCAGTACGATTGATACATCAACCAAGACCTACAAAAAACAGAAAGCGAGACCTACAAGATGACGATCGGAGAAAGGATTCACCACTTACGAAAGCGTGAGCACCTAACGATGGAAGAACTTGCCGAAAAGATCGGCGTACAGAAGTCAGCGATCCACAAGTATGAAAGCGGGATCGTGGACAACATTCCGCTGAAACGCCTCCGCCTGTTGGCAGAAGCGCTCAATACGACTCCTGAGTATCTGCTCATCGGAGACAAGGCTGCCAAGGCCGCCGACGTTGGCATCAGCTTGGAAGAGCTGTCGAGAATGACCGAATCTAAGAACGAACCCACACAACCCACCACACCTACAGAACCTACAGAACCTACAAAACCTACAACATCAGAGCAAAAGGAGCAAGAAGATATGGAACTCTACATTGTCGGGTCGGTCTTGACCATGACCGCTGCCATCTGCGGCACATTGTACATTGACGCAAAGCGCAAGGAGAAGCTGATCCGGGAGCATCGCGTTTACCGCGAGGACGCTTATTGCAAAGTCGAGAAACGCGCTCAAGCGTGGGAAGAGCTTTACCACATGGAACACGACGAAAACATCCGTCTGAAGGCCATGCTGAAGGTCTGCAAGATGATTATCGCACAGTCCGATTTCCGCAAGGGATCAAATACAAATAAAAAAACAGAGGAGTAAAAGCAATGGCAAACATCACTTACCTTCCGGTACATCCGGACACAATGCAGGACTTCTACTCGACGCTCGTTTACAAATATGGCGAGGTCGCAGAGAAGCTCAAGGAAGCACAGGATCAGAACGAGACGCTCAAGGCCGAAGTGAAGAGGCTGAACGATCGCGTCAAAGACTTGAAGAAGCTGCTCGAACAGGCGACGTCGGAGGAGGAGCAGGGCGATGACTTCTGACCTCATGACACAAGTCCGCAAGATGATTGCATTCGCCGATGAGCACGGCAGCATTACCAATTTCGACGCCGTGTATAAGCTCGGCATCCTGTCCCCGACACGTCGTATCTGCGACATGAAGAAGCTCGGCTACATCGTCGAGAAGAGTTGGGAGGACATCATCGATTCCAACGGTGCGAAGAAGCGCATCGTTCGATACAAGATAACGAAGGAGGAGACCAAATGAAAACCACACTATACGAGATCAGCGACGCCTACGCTGAGTTCAGCCGCATGATTGCGGACGAGGAGATTACCGACGAGCAGGCGATCTACGACACGCTTGACGCCATCAGTCAGGAATTCGATATCAAGCTCGAAAACATTGCCTGCCTATACAAGAGCCTCGGCGCTGAAGCTGTTGCCCTTGAGGACGAAGCCAAGCGGCTTATGGCTCGGGCGAAATACAAGAGAAACGCCTGCGACAGAATCCGGGAATACATGCGTTCCTGCATGACGGTTGCCGGGAAGACAAAGCTCGACACACCGAGAGCGCGGTTGGCCTTCCGCAAGAGCACGAGCCTTGAGATTACTGACGAGAACAAGCTCGTCGAATTGCTCCACACGATCGGTCACGACGACCTCGCAACGACCGAGACCACCATCAAATTTGATAAGAACGGGATCAAAAAGCTCGTTAATGACGGCGTAGCCCTCGACGGCTGCTATGTGAACACCAAGAACAATCTAACTATCAGCTAAAGGAGAAAAATCATGTTAACCGTATCAGCTAAGAGCAACAGCAGCAACACAGCACCCCTCGAAGCAGGAACGTATCCCGCACGTTGCGTTCAGATCATCGACCTCGGCAACCAAATGAATGACCTCGCCGGGAAATATCAGCGACAGGTCATGATCCTGTGGGAACTCCCGACGGAGCGCCTTGAGATCAACGGAGAGGACAAGCCTCGCGTGATGAGCGCAACCTATACCGCGAGCCTCAACGATAAGGCCAAGCTCCGCGCTATCCTCGAGTCTTGGCGCGGTCGCGGATTCACAGACGAAGAACTCGAATCGTTCGACCTGCACAACATCCTCGATAAGACCTGCATGTTGACGATCGTCAATAAGACGAGCAAGACAAGCGGCAAGCAGTACAGCGCGGTCGGCTCTGTGAGCAAGCTCATGAAGGGCGTTGCCGTAGCGGAAGCCGAGACGACGATCTTCGCATTCGACCTCGACGTCGGCGACGATGTATGGGAGCAGATGAAGACGCTGCCGAACTGGATTCAGGACAGGATCAAGGCGTCTGAAGAATACAAGGCACACGAGCAGAACGACTTCACGAACATAAACCCCGAAGACCTACCGTTCGGCGATTGATAGACGATAGCGGTAAGGGGAGCAGACGATCCTGCTCCCCGACAATTCCGACAAGAAAGGAGTACAGGACATGAAGTATCTGAAAATCGATACCGATTTCTCCGAGAACATGGAAAGCCTCGGCGACGCGGAGCGCGGCAGACTGTTCACAGCTATGTTGGCCTATGCCAAAGATGGAACGGTCGCTGATCTTCGCGGAAGCGAGAGAATACTGTGGGGTACAGTGAAAAAAGCTATTGATGAGCAGAGAAAATCCTACGACGCGCTCTGTCAGCGGAATCTACGAAACGCTACCAGTCGCTACCAGTCGCACCCAGTCGCTACCAGTGGCAGCCAGTGGGAAGATAATAATATAGATATATATATACCTACTACATCAAGGGAAACAAGTAATTCTAATACTCAAGTAACTAAAGACTCTACTCTGAGGAGGGACTCAAGTAACTCTACTACCACCTTCATAGAGAATAACCAAGTAACTAAAGACTCTACTCAGGATAGGAACTCAAGTAACACTACTGTACTTAACAGCTTCGATACGTTTTGGTTAGCTTATCCCAAGAAGGTTGCAAAGAAAGATGCTCAAAGGGCATGGATGAAGATTAAGCCAAGTCAAGAATTATTAACCACGATGCTCGAAGCGATCGAACAACAAAAACAGTCTAAGACTTGGAGAGAGGGGTATGTTCCCAACCCGGCTACATGGCTGAATGGTGAACGATGGAACGATGTGGTAAAGCCGATGGACAGGCTCGCACATCTCCGAGAAATGTACGAACAGGAGGTAGCTAAGGATGACAGCACAGGATACGGTTCAGATGTTTGCGGTCATAGCGACCCTATATCCACGGGAAACGGTTTTTTCGACTTCCTCAAGACAAATGATTGACACATGGACGGGAATGTTGAGCGACATCAGTTTCGAGAACGCAAAGAAAGCCGTCATGAAACACGCAAGGGTAAGCGTATTCGCTCCCACGATCGCCGACATTACGGCCTATGCGAAGGAGTTTGAGCAAGGCGGAAATGACGAATTGGAAGCCGCAGAGAAAGCATGGGGACGCGTTGCCACGGCGATATCGAACAGCGCCTACGATTACGTCAAGGAGTTTGGGAAGCTGCCGCCTGTCTGCCAACAGCTTGTTGGGTCGCCGCAACAGCTTCGGGATTGGTCGCAATGCGAGATCGGAAGCTCGACTCTTGAATTTGCAAGGGAACGCTTTTTGAAGCAATACGACATCTTCCTTCGCCGGGAACGAGAGAACCGCAAGCTGCCGCCACAGTTACGAGAGATGCTCGGAAGCGGAAGCGACCCTGTGAAGGAGCTTGTCGAACGGAACACGATTGATCCGCAAGACCCGATTCCGCAGGAGAGTGATTCCGATGTACAACGAAGAGCGCAGCGAGTGTTCGATCTCGTGCAACGAATGAAAGACGGCACGGTCAAACCGATTGACCCAGACCACGCATGAAGGAGGAGACAAGCATGGTAATTCTTGCGATTGATCCCGGCAACATCGACAGCGGCTATTGCATGATGTGCGATAACCATCACCCGATCCTGCACGGGAAGAAGGAGAACAATGAACTGCTCGATACCACGAAGTATTGGGACTACGACGTCCTCGTCATCGAGATGGTCGCGTCATACGGCATGGCGGTTGGAGCAACCGTATTCGACACCTGCGTGTGGATCGGAAGATTCATCCAAGAGGCAGAGCGACGCGGCATTCCGTTCCACCTCGTCTACCGTAAGGAAGAGAAGATGAACCTCTGCGGACGAGCGAACGCGAAGGACGCTAACATCCGACAGGCGTTGATAGACCGTTTCGCAAAGACGGCAAGCGGCAAAGGGACGAGGAAAGAACCCGATTTCTTTTACGGATTCGCGGCAGACGCATGGATGGCGTTCGCGGTTGGCGTGACGTGGATAGACAAGCAGCAGGAGGAGAAAAAGCATGAAGGTATATCTTGAACCTTGGGCGATAACACCGACGAGAGCGCACAGCACGGATGCAGGGCTTGATCTGTACGCGCCGTTCGACTTCACACTTCTCGCCAAGGGAGGAAGCAAGACCATAGACACAGGCGTTCATGTTCGGCTGCCGCACAGAACCTTCGGCAAGATCGAGAGCAAAAGCGGACTGAATGTGAACCACGGAATCGTCGCTTGCGGTGGGGTCATAGACGAAGGTTACAACGGCAGTATCGCTGTCAAGCTGTACAACCTAAGCGGACACAAGTATTCGTTTAGAAAAGGCGAGAAAATCGCGCAGCTTATCGTTCAGCCGTGTTTCTACGAGCCTGTTGTGCTAACGACAGAAGACGATTACTACGGCATCCGCACGGACAGAGGAAGCAACGGATTCGGAAGTACAGGGAAATGAGATGGAATCGGATGCCGGGGTACGGCACAGGGATAGGTTGTAAGGACTGTCCTGACAGACATCGAGCTTGTCAGGACACCTGCGAGAAGCTCATCAAGGAGAAGGAACGCATAAGGTTGCTCCGAGAGAAAGAGCGCCAAGATAAGAAGGCCGTTGATTATATCATCGAGACAGCAAAGAAAGCAAAGATCAAGAGGATGAAAAAAGACAGATGAAGCAGGTGAAACATAAGATCAGAGTTTTAACGGAAGAAGATATAGAGAGAATGGACGCCAAGCGTCCGAAGCGGAGCATGACGTTCACTCGGTTCATTAAGGAGCAGTTAAAGGAGGAGAACAATGTCACAGACGTGGAAGATGTCGGACGAAGAAATACGGATCATGTTTAAGCAGTGCAAGTGTCCGATCCATCAGGTGCGTATCATAGCCGACCTGAACGTTAAGAGCGTTCACGAGACTAAGGAGAAGCTCATGAGCCTTGGGTTCAAGAAAGAGGACATGAGCAGGCTAAGGGCTGATTCGGACAGCGTTCGCAAGCCTGTTCAGGGAGAGTGGACAGAGGAGCAATGCGAGATTCTTCACAGCTTGCGCCGCAAAGGTATGACGTGCAAGGAGATCGCCGAGGCTATGGGGCGGTCAGAGAAAGCCGTGTGGCACAGGATTAATGTCCTTGAGAAATCGAACTATAAAGAGGCAAGGGTATGACTAACGCAGAACTGATTGATGAATTGCCTGACGCGCCGGAGGTGGAAAAATGATTATTGAAAGAATATGGAGCATGCCGAATAAGTGGACATTCAACATTAAGCCAATAAGCGATTTGCTCGATGCAGAAATGACAAATGGTCTGTGGATAGATCCGTTTGCAGGGAAAAGTGATCGAGCAAAAATAAGGAATGACCTAAATCCCGAAAGCGACGCGGAATATCATATGGACGCATTAGACTTTTTGAAACAGTTTGATACGGAAAGCGTTGATGGAGTTCTTTTTGATCCACCGTATTCACCGAGACAAGTAAGAGAGTGTTACGACGGTATAAGCGGGTCGTTGAAGTGGGACGGACGGATGACATTTTGGAGTAAGGCAAAGGATGAGATCGCTCGAATTGTAAGAAAAGGCGGGAAAGTGATTTGTTTTGGATGGAACAGTATGGGGTGTGGAAAGAGCAGAGGGTTTGAAATGACAAGAATCCTTATCGTGCCGCATGGAGGGAATAGGAACGACACGATATGTACGGTCGAGATAAAAAACAGAGATAGAAATGACGCGCCGGAGGTGGCAGAATGAGTGAAGTTATTGTGCGGATGGAGATGCCGAAGCGGTGCTATGATTGTGATTTCGCTGACGGTGTGGTTTGCAGAGCAACAGGCGGCGCCTTCGGCAGAGAAGTGCCGCAAATGACTTGGATAAAAACAAGACCGTCATGGTGTCCCATCATCGGAGAACTGCCAGAACAGCATGGCGACTTGATAAACAGGGAGTATGCTATTGCATCTGCTTGTTCTGGTCTAACAAGAACACTCCGAACAACTGAAGGTGAAGAGAAATGGATAAGGGTGAAAGAAGTGCGAGAAAGCATTAAGTCTGCGCCCATCATTGTACCGGCAGAAAGGAGCGAAACATGAGCGAAATAGTAAGAGAAATGACAAGAGAAGAGCTTGTGGCGATAAACAACCAGCTGAGAGCGGAAAACAATGAGTTAAGAGAAGAACTTGAAGAAGCAAGATTGGCGGCAGAACATAACCGTCATGTTGCAGAAGAAAATCAGCTTAAATATGAATTGCATTATCGAGATGGTGTTATTTATGGCATGAAATACGCTCTTAGATGCAATGGAGTAAGCGGCGGCGAGGTGGATAGATAACATGAGCGAAGTACGGCTGATTGATACGAACAGGCTGATTAAAAGTATCGAGGCCAATCGGTTCACAGCGGAAAACGTTAAATCGCTTTTCCGCATAACGGTCGAAGCACAGCCTACCGTGGACGCTGTGAGTTGCGAAGGGTGTACACACAAAGGAAAATGGGAGAACGAATACGAGAATGGCTATTCAAGTCCGTGTACGAACTGCAAAAGGAGAGCATTAGATAACTGGGAGAGGATGGACGGAGAAAGGAGCGAAACATGACAAACCAAGAAGCAATACGCCACATTGAAGCGGCTCGACTGATGTTGCTCGGCAAAGACGGACAGCCGATTTCGGACTTGTACGATGCGCTTTCGATTGCGATTGAAGCGTTGGAAAGGAGCGAAGACGATGCTAATTGATGCGGAAAAAGCAATGAAGAGCATTGACGAAATTGTCTGCTCTATGAGCGTCTGCATGAACTCCGACTACTGCCACGGCATGATGGCAATGAAAGACGCGGCACTACACGCGATAGAGAATCAGCCTACCGTGGACGCTGTGCCTGTTAGATGCAAGGAGTGCAAGTACATCCGAGTATCAGAAGAAGGGTTATTCAAAAGCGGATATTTCTGCGAAAGATGCCACATAGATTCCGACATGGAGAACGTTGACGATTGGTTCTGCGCAGACGGTGAAAGGCGGTAAGGAGGGATAAATAATGGACGTATTCAAGCGGATTTGGTACTGCCCCGAAACGGAGCATATCTACATGGACATGACCGACAAGAAAAGGCTTGTGTATGACAGGGACGGGCTGTACCTTGGATGGTATTTCCCCGACGGTAGCGGAAAGAACAAGGTCGGCTATGAAGTGATGGCGCGAGGCATGTTGGAATGAGCAAATTCCGAGAATACATGGACAAGTCGGGACATGGCGTAAGGGATGTGGCGGTAGTGACAGGCGAGTCAACGGCGCTTGTCTCCTACGTCGCCCGTGACCTCGCACACTTCCCGAGATACGAACAGCTTGAGGATATCTGCAAACGGATGAACTGCAAGCCGACGGACGTGTACACCACGGCAGAGCTTCGCGTAATGTACCCAGAACATGCCCCGAAGCGCAGGCGATCAAGGGATGGGAATCCGAGAGTGCGCGTCAGTCATTACAGTACAGACTGGATCAAAGCTCACGGGTACAATGTGACTGATTTCGTGGATGGTGCTGTGGCAAGAAAGATATATGCGATACTTGCCGAGGAGGGGAAGATATGACACAGAGGGAGAGGGAACGCTTGGCAAAGCGGCATCTGTACTCATAC